CATCAGGATCTTTAACATAACCACCAACAAGACCGTTGGCAGCCATACCTGGGCCTTTCTTAAGTGGAGGTACAATCTTATCTTTAATCAGTTTACGATATAAAGTAGATTCCCATATTCCTACCGTACCAAATGCATCAGTGTAATTAACACCACCTGAATAAGCAACCGTCATTACTAATGATAATAAACCAGTTTCTTCTTCCATTCTTTCAATAAGCTGAGTATCTCTTAAGTTATAGTCAAGATATAGTTGTGGATTCTTTTCGTATAATTCAGTAAGGTTACCGTATTCAGAATAATCCAATTTCTTTTCACCAAGAACAACGTGAGCAATATGATCAAGTTTATATGTTTCCTGTGGACCATATTTGTAACCAAACTTTTTAAACGCATCCATGTAATCAATAACAGCCATACCATTAATCTGATATGTTGATGCCGGTTTACCAAAGATTTCACGAGTATTCTTTTTCAAATAACCATGAGGAGATAACTGCTTTGATACAGATTCGCCAAGTAAACGATTAATACGAGTAACGATATACATTACATCAAAGTATTCAACGTTCCATCCGGTTACAACATCAGGATAGTCATGTTTCCATATTTGAACGAACGTGTTTAGTAACTCAGCTTCGGTTTCAAATTTACGGAAGATAATATTCTCAGGAGCAATACCTGTAATAGTCTGTGTTTTATCAAAGTCTTTACGACCAAGAAGTACATACTTATCAGACTTAGATGACTTGTAAGCAATAGAAGTAATTTCTTTATCTGCTTCGTCGACGTTAGCATAACCATCACTAATGTCGACCTCAATATCAAACGATACGATGTTAATATCATCTATGTCAAATTCAATGTTATCTGGGTAGTACTCTTGTACGAATTGCTGTACATAATTAGTATTGCCATATATTTTGAAGTTGCTGATGTCGCCATATTCTTCAATGAATTGCTTTGCTTCAGACATAGAACCAAATTGCTTAGGGTGTACAGGATAGTTACCTTGTAACGTTTTAAATTCAGAGTCTTGATTATTTTTTGTTTGTAGATATAGGGTAGGTTTAAATGGTACTTTATACGAGAATCGTTTACCGTCCTCGTAACCACGCCATAAGATGTTGTTACCAAATCTTTCAACTGATGTATAGAATTTAGACATTGTTTACCTTAAGTTACATAATATAATATTGCGATTTAATATACGGTCCATTATAACACAACAGACCGCATATGTAAACCACTTTTTTCACTAGACCAATATTTCACTGAAGTTCTTAACTTTGTGGAACTTGATATGAGACGCAAATTTCTCTGCGAATTGATCACCACGATGTGATATAACAAAGATGTTATCATCGGTGTTTAAAGCATGTAATGTTTCGATTAGATTTTCAATACCAACTCCATCTAACGCGCCATCCAATGTTTCGTCTAACATAAGAAGGTTTGTTGATACAGAGTTGCGTAGTTTAGCGACAGAACGCCATGCTAACATAATTGATAACGTAATACGTAACTTTTCACCTTCAGAGAACGAAGCATAAGAAAACTTATCACGGAATCTTGATTTGATTATTTCATTGAAGTTTTCATCCAATTGGAAATCAACGAATAAATCAAAGGCAGCTAAGTACTTGTTGATTAGTTTATTCATTACAGGAATGTACTGACTAATAATACGTGACTTGATACCACCATCTTTAAGAATTGTATTTACAATAGCAAGAACGTTTTTCTCGTCAAGTAATTCTTTACGATCAGTTTCAATCTGACTTACTTCCTCTTTAAGAGTCTGTAATTTAGAATTATCCACTTCTTCAACTTCTTTCTCTGCATCCTTTAATTCTTTAGCATAGGATTTCAACGCATTCTTAGCCATATTGATTTCAGCTCGGATTTCTCCTGCTGATAGATTCTTATCACGAACCTGATCTTCAACTGTAGATATTTCGTCTAATCTAATACGAAAGTCTTTAATCTTAGAATCAATATCGACTAATCCTTGTTCGATTTCTTCTTTTCGTTTACCTTTTTCTTCGACGATACTGGTCTTAAACTCATGATCAATCCCTTGCCTACACGTAGGGCAATTATCGTGATCATGATAAAACGACAAGTCTTTTTCAAAAGCGCGTCTATTCGTTTCAAGATCCTGTCGTATAGAGATGGCTTTGTCGTATTTGGCTTTTGCATTTGCTTTATCCTTAATAGTATCAATAAGATTAGCAATTTCAGCATCAATTTCTTCGATTGATTTTTGCTTTTCCTCAATACTATTTAGGTGGCCTTGCATCTTTTCTCGGATTTTTTCTACTTCTGTTTCTTTTAATTTACGAATAGAATCATTATGTTCTTCCGCAGAATCAATCTTTGAATTAGTCAAATCTAAACGATAAGAGTTATCATTGATTAGATTCTTATTTTCAGAAACACGATCTTTAACTAATAGATTCATTGTACTAAAGACTTGAATCTCAAGTAGATCTTCGATAATATCACGACGTTGGTGAGCAGGTAATTCCATAAAAGGAACATACGTTGCGCTACCCAATACAACAATTTGCGTAAACGATTTTGCATTAATACCAATGATATGTTCTTCAAGATAAGCTTGATAATCCTTAACTGCTGCATCTTGATTTAACAATTCGCCTTCTTTATAGATCTCAAAGAAAGCAGGTTTAATACCACGTCTTACGATATAGTTTTTACCACCAACAATAAACTCAACCTCAACTTCCAATTCTTTCATATTGATTGAATTGACCAACTGAGGTTTGTTTATTTTGCGGAAAGGTTTACCATATAAACCAAACACAATGGCGTCAAGCAAAGTAGATTTACCTGCGCCATTAGATCCACTGATTAATGTACTACTTCTACGATCTAAATCAATAGTTGTAAATACATTACCAGTAGACAATATGTTTTTATATTTTACACGTTTAAAATGTATTCTCATTACAAACTTAACGCCTCTGAGTATAAATCATCGATGACATGTTTGATACGATTCTTTTCTACATTTGTTTCTAGAGAATCAATGTAATTATGTAGAATTTCTTTCGTATCTTTTGTTTCATCTAAGATATCGTCAACACCTGCAGATTCTAAATTAAGTGAATCGTCAACTGCTTTTACATCAGCGACACCTTCTTCAGACAACCTGCTCATAAACAAATCATATAGATATGAATTAGTACGATTCTTAACGATTACTTTAATGTATGTATTTTTCAAATTAGAAAGGTCCATATTAGCAATATCATCAATAGTCATATCAGCATCATCATAATCTATTTTAATAAAAATCTTATTAGGATTTTCAATTTTAGTCATTTCTCTTGTTTCGGTATCAAGAATATGAAATCCACGAGAACCATTATAATCTGACCAATTCATTTCATAAGGTGCACCAAGATATTCGATATTACGATAGCGAGATGGATGATGGAAATGACCAGAGTAAACACTCTCAAAGTTTTTAAATACTTCCATCTTGAGACCATGCGTACATACAGTACCTTTCATCATCTCAAAACCTTGAACTTCTAAATGACCCATTACTAAGTTAGCATCAGATGTTTGTAACATTTCAGATACTTGCTCGTAATTAGATTTACAGATCCAAGGTAACATTAAGAACTTAGTTGAACCAAGATTAATTTCTTTAGCATCATGTTCATACAAATGGAAGTTAGGGTACTCAGCCAACAATAAGTTCATTGAGTTAACTTCGTTAGTGTTAGTATAATATGTAGTATGATTGCCAATCAAAGCATGATATGCAATACCACGTTTAGCCATTTGGTCAAAGAAGTATTCCTTACCACGTTTTAAACTAACATAATTAATATACTTACGGCGGTCAAATGTATCGCCAAGATCAAAGACTACTTTAATATCATTCTCATCCAAATAAGGAAAGAATTGTTCCATAAAGAATCGTTCTTGATGATCTTGGAATACTTTGCTATCACCTCTTGCGCCAATGTGCATATCGGTAACAATTGCTATTTTCATAGTTATCCTCTTAATTAATTAACGCCATTATAACACAGTTATTCTTCGATGTCAATCTTTTCTTCAGCTTCAAGTTTTTTATCATCAGCTTCTTTTTTCTTGGCTTTGAGTTTACCTTCAAATTCATCAATGAATTCATTAATATATTCAGGTGGTTCTTGCATTTGAATTTCACCACCGTCTGAATCCATTATATTGATCTGAGTCATTAAAGCCTGCGAGGATTTAAACTTGATATACATTTGCTTTTTCTCTTTTTGAATACGGCGTAAGAATGCGTACCAAATAATCTGAGTAAAGTATGCGAATGGGTTTTGAGATTTTTCAGGATTAAAGTTATGAATATATTGTAGACAGTTTTCAATGCCATCTGAAATCATATCTTCTTTATATGAATAACCTGAAAAGTTTGGTTTGGTCGCAAGACGTGTTGCGATTAAGTAGATACACTCACCAATATAGTTAGGTACTTGTGGTACCTTGTCACCTGCGTTTTCTGCTTCAGCAACGTTAGCTCTATATTCTATAAGTGCATTTAGTAGATCTTTATTATTTACATAATTTTTCTTTTTAGCCATAATTGCCTCACTATTTTCATTAGTGATACTATTATATAACAATTTTGCTAATATGTCAATAGAAATATTAATATAATGAAATTAATTTAAGAAAACTATTGACATGTGGTTGTAACTATTGTATAATACTATTATCCTCTCTAATAATACTAAAAGTTGTCTATTGTATAGATTTTAAAATCAAATTCCTCTGATGAATATATTTCAATACGTTTCTTAAAATGGTTTAACGTATAATTAGAAAAAGATCCTACCGACAAATCATCCGCAATATCATATAGTACAGCTTTATCAGAACCATTACCTTTACGTAACGTCCTACCAATTGATTGTAATACTTTAATCTCAGATTTAGAACCAGACGCGAATATTACATTATCTAATCGTTTTAAATTTACGCCTGTACTGAATACACCATAAGATGCTAAGATATCATGTTGTTTCACTGGATCATTTTCAACTAAATGTCTAATACGTTCACGTTCATCGCCAGATGTTGCACCGTAAATAAAATGTAATTGACGATCGTCTTTACGTAACATTGGTTCTAATATCTTACCATGTTTCTCAACTAAATCAAATAGAACTAAATTGTTTTGACCTTCTAAAGACCATAATAGATTACGAATAAACAAATTACGTTTTTCATTGTTAGTAATAAATTCGCGTTCAGCAGGATACTTACGAGATGTATCTTTGATTTGTTTCATTGCATCTTTAAACAGTTTCTTAGTTTCGTTCTTATGATCTAATACTAATGCTTTTACTTTAAAATCAGCAACAGTACCTTCGTCCATCAAATCACGAGTAGATACAAATTTACGAACAGAACCAAAGCAACCTTCTAACACAAGGCGGTGAGTTTTAGATTCGTCTGATTTTAATGTACCTGTAAACCCATGTCGGTATTTACAATCAACCATCTTTTCCATAATAGTTGTTAATGATTTTGCTTGGAAAGTATGAGCTTCATCACCAAGAATAACACCAAATTGGTCAAACCATTGCTTTGGTAATTTCTGTAATGATTGCCATGTTGATATAACAATAGGAGCATCTGTGTGTTTATCCACACCACCTTTAATAGTATAGATATGATCTTCTTTACATCCATATTCAACGAAGTCGCCTGCCATTTGATATACAAGAGAAATAGTTGGAACGATAATAAGTGTACGTAGTTCTTCTGTTACGTGGTAATGTTGTTGCATCAAATAAATGATTAGAGATTTACCTGATGAAGTCGGAGATACGTTTAAAGAACGCTTGTCTTGAATTGCGTTGACTATATAATCGTTTTGATAGTTTCTAGGTTGGAACTTACAGTTAATATACTTAGCAATTTCGTATCCGTAGTTTGGATCTACAGGATCTGAATTGACATATTCATCTGCAATATTTAAATGATATTCGCGTTCTTCACAAAACTTTTTGAGGTGATTTAATAAGCCAACATATAGAACAGGTTTCATCGGAGAATATAATCTGATGTACCCATCCCACATGCGAGCTTTATATTTTGGTGTAAATTGATAACCTGCCGGTTGAAAGGAGAAGTAGTTAGAGATCTCTTGGCGCGTTGAAGGTTCCGCTATCACTCTCATATGCACTTCATTTAAATATTCTACGTTAACTACTTCACTCATAATATTAATTAAACCTTAATTGATTTTACTAATACTATTTATCAATATCCGCCAGCTTGAAATTTAAGCAATTACAGGTTTAACATTAGCTTATCGTATGCATCTAACATATCATCGTAATCTTCGTCTGAGCCAGTTTTTTCAAACTTCTTAGCAGTTTTTTGTAAATCAACGGCGAGATATGCTAATCCCTTAAGGTTTCCAATCCGTTTCATATCTTTGATGATATCGTCTATGTTAGACAGTTCGTGCTGGTCATCAGCTTTCTTTAATTTAGCTTTAATTCGCGTTTTTACATTTTCTGTCATGAAATTAGAGTAATTCATTTATATTTCCTTTACATTAAATTTAAACAATAAGGATTATTTATAATTATTAATATGCTCCGGCTTGGAATTTGATCACGTCGATCATGTTTTTCACCACAAAGTTACGAGAGTGGATAGACTTTAGAATGTCTTCAATGAACTTAGCACGTTCTTGGTGGTAATCAATCTTAAGACTTAAATTGATAATATCTTTATCAGATTGGATATATTTGTCTACTTCGTTGCGTAGTACTTTCTTTTGATATGGTTTCCAACCTCTTGATTTAAGATCTTCTTCAGCCATTGAACCATCATAGTATTCACGCTTATCTTGTTCTAATTCTTTATACTCAGCTTTATACTTTTTCACAAGTAAAGCTTCACGATAGAATAAGTTGTAATATTTACTATGCAGTTCTGGAATTTCTCGAGACGCTCTAACTAGATCAGTTTCATCTATCTTACAGTCTTTTGCCCACAATGCACCAATGTCTTCGGCACTACTCATTATATAAAGTCTCCTATGTTATTCGTGTTTGTATTATATCAAACAATTAAGAGAATGTAAATAGTTAAATTCTATCTATTGTAAAATAATCATATCGGAATGTGACTGACGCTTCAGGATATGTAATGTCATTAGCAGTGACGTCTAATTGTACTCCTGATAAAGAGACAGGAAAACAGTTAAAAAATTTAAAATTCATATTGGCATTTTTATGACTATTTGTAACGATTACACTGATGTCCGATTTGATACCATGTTCACTCTCTGCTATATTTTTATATTGCTCTAAGTTTTGCGGAGATCCTAAACCTTTCATCCAATCGAATATTTCTAAATAGTTTTCCATGTTTTCGTCAATAATGAAAGATAAAGATAAGTCTGCGTATTGTAATTTATCTTGTACCGCAAAGTGACTAGCGAATGGGGATTGCATTTCAACAGGACTGGAAGTAATTTCAGGCAATTCAACTTTTTGCGCTGTAAATTCTACGTTAGGCAACCTTGTTATATTAATCGCAAAGCTCGCTGGTGATAAATAGTTAGTGGACATTATTTTACCTCTCGGAGGGTTTATGAAAGTTTTAATTACGTTACTATTTATATTAAGTTTATCAGGTTGCGCCGTAGCTAATAAGTATATGGTTTCTCCATTTGATAATGTGGAATATGGAAAACTCGTTGAGCTTAATACTACAGCATCAACACCAAATGGTCCTGAGAAATCTTGGTGTAATAGTTTAGAACTACAGATGATACATTATTATGCTAAATATTTGGCTACTTATAGTAAACATACTCTAAACTCCAATATAGCCAATACATATCAAGAAATATATAGTCTATCAGAAGAACTATATACACGCAAGAATCCATCTAATGCATACTGTAAAATCAAGAGAAACAACATCTTTAAAGTTACGACGTCTGCGTTAGAAGTTTATGGTGATAGGAGAAAATAAATGAGTAGTACAAAAGTAAAAGAAATAGTAGATAATTTAGAAGAACAGGTCAACGATCTTAGCGATTTACTAGAAGCAGGCGAAATATCTTTAGAAGAATTTGAAGAACTCGTTACCGATTTAACTGATATTGACAACATCAATTCAACTCTTGAATTAGAAGAAGATAAGATCTTAGCAGAGAAATTAATATCAGCATTATTAGCAATTTACAATATTTAAAGGATAATTTATATTATGAATAAAAAGGCGTTTAACTACAAGACACTAAGCACGGAAGGGTTACTATTAGATAAAATAGGTCCGATGTACCAAGGGTTCGCTATCAATAAAAAATATAATTGGTGGTATGAAGTATTACCTGATGACGTGGTTGTGGATATTGGTTCTTGTGTAGGATGGTTTTCAGCTCAAGCTTTAGATGCAGGAGCGGAAAAAGTTTATATGATAGAACCTAGTCGTAGCCTTTTGAAAACTGCATGTTATAATACAGCTGATTACGTTATGGACGTAAAGAATCCTCGTGTAATTCCAATTAATTACGCAATAGGTAGACACCAAAGAGATTTGGTTAATGTATTTAAAACCGCAGCTGATGACGACGAGACAATTAAGATGATGTCGTTCGGTGAGTTTGTATTTAAGTACGATATTGACCATATTGACTTTCTTAAGATAGACGCAGAAGGTGCAGAGTTTAACATACTTACAGAAGATAATAAAGAATTCTTTAAAAATAACGTAAGGCACATTGCAGTTGATATACACCTCGGCGCATTTGAAGAATCTCCACAACAATTCATTCAATGGAGAGATACATTCCTTAAAGAGTTTTTGGATTTGGGGCTTGTTAGTTTCTGCGGAGATATTTTTTATCAATTGATTTATGATGAAAACTGGATTCATGGTAAAAGAAATGAGCCAGGTGTTAGTAGATGTTTCACAATGTACATCAAAAACTATTAGTAACAAATAAAATAAATACTGTTTAAATAAATAATAAACAAATAAATCATAGGTAATCTAATGAACGAAAGTTTATCTCAATTAACAAAAATGTTAAAAGAGGCTGGTGTTTCTTTAAAAAAGCAAGAAGAAAAAGAACCACTAGTGGTTCGTCCGCCAGATGCCATATTTGACATTCAATCTTTAGCAGATAGGTTATCTTACAAAAAAGAAATCGTAATTGAAGACCCAAGTACTTATATACAAGAAGAAGCTCCTGTAGAAGCTGAGTCTACGCAAGAAGAAATTCCTGAAGAAGTCGTTGCCCAAGCAAGCGCTATGGATGAATTCAAATCATTAATGTCTGAGTTGAATAAGGCAGCATCTGAAGAAGTAGTTGAAGAACAAGTAGTTGAAGAAGAAATTCCTGAAGAAGTAGTTGAAGAAGAAACAGTAGTTGAAGAAGAAATTCTTGAAGAAGCTCCTGAAGAAATAGTAGTTGAAGAAGAAATTCTTGAAGAAGCTCCTGAAGAAATAATAGTTGAAGAAGAAATTCCTGAAGAAGTAGTTACGCAAGTAAGTGCTATGGATGAATTCAAATTATTAATGTCTGAGTTGAATAAGGCAGCATCTGAAGAAGTAGTTGAAGAACAAGTAAGTGCCATAGACGAATTCAAATTGCTAATGGCTGAGCTAAATAATGCAGTATCCGAAGAAATTAAAGTTGAAGAAAACGTCGAGAAAGAAGAAGATGTCGAACAAGAAGAAATAATATCCGAAGAAGATGTTGAACAAGAAGAAATAATATCCGAAGAAGATACTGAACAAGAAGAAATAATATCCGAAGAAATACATCAAGAAGACTCAGAACAAGCAAGTGCACTTGATGAATTAAAATCGTTAATGTCTGAGTTAAGCGAATTGGCGATTGGAGAAAACGTCGAACAAGAAACAACGTTTGAAGAAACTTTAGATAAATCTAGCGAAGTAACACAAGAAACAACATTTGAAGAAGACGCAGATCAAGTAAGTGCTATTGATGAATTCAAATCATTAATGTCTGAGTTGAGCGAAGCAACTAAAGAAATGGAAACGGTTTCAACGATGGAAGAAGCTGAATCTATACAAGAAGAAATAGTTCCTTCCATTAATAGAATACAAGAACTCGCTGGAAAATTAACTAGCGAAGATTCTAAAGATTCTCTTGAACCTTTAGATCAAAAGTTTGTTACATTAAAAGAATTCAATAGACGTTATTCTGATTTTATTAATAAGGTACAAACTCAATTATCAACACTTGGCGGCGGTGGCGATGATATAAAGAAATGGATTGATTATGCCGCAAATTTCGTAACGCCTCCAGTATTAATAGATAGTATTGAGCAAGGTGATGTTTATCAATATACATACACAAAAAACATGACGTTATACAGATTAGTGCCGAATACTAACGATTTACAAGATTCTTTCTATAGATCTTATGTGAATGGTGTATTGTCGAATATTGTTGTAAAGAGAGGAATGTAAATGGCATTAATTGAAACAGTAACAGGTGTCACTAAGATACACGATAGCCTGTATGAAGTAACTGCTATCGTAGAGCTTGGTAGTGGTATAGACGATCTCTATGACGCCACAATTGTATCTAAAGATGGTGGTATCTTAAAGGTAGCCGATGGATGTACTACCACTTTCACTCGATGCCATTTTATAGAAACAGATACGGCAAAGATATTACCATTCGATCACTACTTTAATTCAGGTGATCCTACTATATATCCTCGTTGGGGAGGAAAGTCACAAGCCGTATTTAAAGGTTGTACTTGGACTTGTTACCAAGATTCTGCATTTGACGCTCATGCACTTCAAGAATGTACATTTGAAAGAGACGAATACGGCAGACCTTGCGTACTTCAGTTTCCTCCAGGTACAGGTGTGCGTACTTTATTTAATGCATCAAATGCTAACATAGATGGGCTAGTATTTGAAATGGACACTCGTCAACTAGCGTTTGGTGAAGAGGGTAATACTTTTAACGATATCTCCATTGAAGGCACACAACCTCTTAAAGTAGAAATGACCTTTGCTTATCCAGAGTTTAGTCCACAAGGTGATGGTATATACCGTTACACTTATAGAGGTCTTAAAGTATCTGGGGTGGATGTAGTAAATTTAAGAAATGACGTAGCTCCCAACCTAAGAAAGGACTCAATACTTAAGTTAATAGATCCTATTGGAAGAATAGAGAAAACCTCAGCACCAGACACATCACCTCTTGAAGTTTACCGTACTTGGGGTAATACGTTCTTCGATACATCAGGTAATCCCGTTTCAAATGTTAGATCCCTTATTAGTAAATCAGGCCAGAATGAGTTTGATTTAACTGGCGCAACTAACGAAGCAGAGTTATTACAGTTCACACAAGGTGTAGGGTCACTCACTGTAGTTACAGAGCCTTCTTATACGGTTAATACTATCATGTATGGTTATCAAGCTCAGAGCACTACTTTCAGTGTTCCTGACGCTACAGATGTTAATGCTTTAAAAGCAACTACCGTGTTGTTCGATGACCTTAATATAACAAAGACTTTAGCACAAATAGAATCAACTACACAAGCTACGTCTACCGCAGATTTATACGATATGTTAAAGTATTACCAATACGCTGCGCCGGATGTAGAGGAAGCACTTTTAGATTTCGTAACTGTAGATAATGATACACTTGATTTCGGTAGTTATTCTGTTTACTTCGGAGACTTTACAAACACTGTAACATTCTTCGATAACACTTACACAACTCCAGTTGGCGAAACTCCGGGTAGTGAGGCAAGTTCAGGATATAGCTCAACAGTTACTCCTACTTCTTTAGTTGAAAACCATGTAATAAACTTCAGTAGTTCAGAGTTTTCTGGATATGGTACTTGGGGTGGTTTGTTCTTGAAGGACGTAAACATAAGCACTGATGGAACCAAGATGATATGGGCGTTCCACTCGGGTTCAGATGGTGGTGGCTATTTGGTTGACTTCACATTAAGCACTCCTTTTGATATAACTACAGCTACTAAAGGTAGCGTTAAGAAACTTCCTAGCACAGGCGGTAGTTTTAGCCACATAAGTATTACTCACGGTGAACACATATTTGTCCAAAATGACTCGTCTGGTGCTTGGTATTACTACCAATTAACCACACCTTACACTTTACCAGCAGGTGATGTAACGCTAACGCAAAGCGGTTCAGGTAATGGTTGGGGACAATTCACAGGTTACCAACACGCATGGTCTAACGATGGTCATTACGTTTACAAGTTTCAAAATAACTCAGGCGCCTTTTATTGCCGTAGAGCTTATTGTTCAACAGCTTGGGATATGTCAACCGCAGGTGGTTTTGATTACTTCCAAGCAGCTTCTGAAGTATCAGGCGCACATGATACTACCCTAACCGGTTCAAGTCAGTATGTTAGGGCGCAAGGTATTAGCATGAAGTGGATAGATGACAACACCGTCTTCCTAGCCTCTGGTGCTACCAATAAATATACTATATTAACAACTGCCACGGCTAACGAACTTGTAGCGTCTGACTTCACAGGCGCAGTCTATCAAACTCTACCCAGCCCAGATGCTGAGGGTTATCATGGATGGGCAACTATAGCTAACGGAAGTATCTATAGCTGGCATCCAGCAGCAGCGGGGTCAACAAGTCTAGATTACACCTTAGATGTGGCAAGTGCAATTTTGACAACTCTAGTAGGTGCGCCTAATAGTTTATTCATAAGCTCAACAGGAATCATAAGTTCTGGAAATGGGTTTGATAAGATAAGAACTACTGACTACTTCTACACTCAAGACGGTGTAACTTTAGGTGTTCAAACTATTGACGCTAATGGTATTCAATCCACAGTGGAGATCAAGGGTATTAATCCTGGCACTGAGGTTAGAATGTATAAGACTTCAGACGATACAGAAGTAGCAGCTGTAGAGTCTTCAACAGGTTCCTCGGTTACTTTAGGTTATACCTTCATAACGCCAGAGGATCATTATATAGTTATTCACAGTCAAGAATACACAACCTCACCGAGGTTGATTGACTTTACAACCCAACCAAACAGTTCCGTTCTGACTGTCTTCCAGCAGCTGGATAGAGCATATATCAATCCTTAAGGAGAAACAAAAATGGCATTGATAACAGATCCAGATAACCTGAATCAAGCAACAGAGGTGGTGTTTGACACTGCTAACAAAACAATACAACTCTTAGTAGCAGGTAACCTTTCGTCAGATGGTGTTACACTACAAACATTATACTCTTTTATCAAGGAAGAATGGAAAAACGATAACACTCTTATCCGCTATCCTTTCCCTATGATTGCTATCACATCTGAGCAGTTTGAGTTTATCAATGGGTGGAAGCCTGCTGATACTACAACAGTTAATCTTATCCGTAGTGCAGGTTTTGCAGTAAAGAACGATGATGGTTCTTCTGCAGAAGAGTATGCAGGTCTTATAACCTTGGGTTCTCTTGGTGCTTCAGATCAGGTCTATTACCAACAAGTAGTAGATGGTGCATCCACTGATATCATAATAACAGGCCCAGTTAACCAAGCAGTTAAAGTATTTGGCGATGCAGATAATGGTGACTTCGATTACCGTAGCTTCCTCAAGATGTTTGTAAGAGAGCAAGCTAAGACTTACGCAAGTGCAAGTTTAGATGACATCGGTGTTAGTCATATGACTTATCAGACTTACCGATTCCCACTATCCAACCAAAGTGATCTCAAGGTTACGGAAAGTGACGTGACCGTTGATGCATACGGTGTAACATTAACTTATGGTGCCACTACAAGAGATATCGGTGGTGTCACGCGTAACTTTGATGTTATCATTGATGGTAACGATAAAACTGCTGAAGATATCTACATGGCTATCCAAAGCTTACTACGTAAATCAACAACCATAGACACCTTATCGACCACCGTAGGTCAGACTGCTAACGAATTGCTTGCGTTTGTAGGAGATACTTTGGTCACCTCGACCGGTGTTTACATTGATAACTTCCAAACAACAGATGTCAACCGTTTAGAGTTCACAGATACTTCAGGCACAAAGCGTACATTCCCATTTGTTGCGGCAGGTACTATATCATTTAACTCTAACTTAGTTAGCGATGGGTCAGCTATTTATCGTATGTACTATAGCGATAACTTTGGTACTTCTTCTGCAACTACTGTTGATGACGCTGATGGTAATCCTATTACAGGTAACATCACAGGAGCTACTGTTACATTCTCATATGACTATGACGGTGACACGGCAGGTGGTGGCACAGGAATTGATAAGGATGTGACACTTGTCGCTATCGGTCTCAATAACGCACAATATGTTTCAGCTACAGGTACTATTGCACGTACTATTGAAAATTCAATAGCTCTTGTATCTGCACTAGAACGTAACTATTCTAATATATAATATATAACGTTGCGGTAAACCGTAATTGAGGGAGAAACAAAAAATGTTAATTAAAATAATCTCATGCACGGATAGAGAAATAGTAGGTATTACTTTAGATGTTGATTTAGATTCACGCATCTTCAAATTCAGACATATTGAGTTTAATATAACAAAAATGCAGGAAGAAGGTGAGTATGTTAGTATTTCGTGTCCTAACTTCTCTATCTACGCCTTGAAACTCTAAGAAGGATATATAATGGCTTTTACTTTTAATGGCATCACTAAACGTATCACTGTAACAGGTGTGACTGAAGTAGACGTCAAAGACCTTTATTCATCTTGGAAAAATTGGGTAGTAACAGGAGATAACCTCAAGTACTCACAAGCCCTCCGTACTATTGGTGGCGATCCTACAGTTGAGGGGCAGACTGCTCCTTCTTACTATTTCTTGACTAACGGGTGGCGTATAGTTATTGATAATATCAATGTTGTCTTCTCTTTTAACATATATAGCGATGACGGCGAAAACCCCATAATAACCCTTAATGGCGCTACGGCTTTAGTTAATAACTCAGATGTCGGTATTGTAAAAACCGCTGTAGACCAAGTAGTAGATTACCAGGGTTACATACATGTTGATATAGATGGTGAGGCAGGGACTGAGTATCCTATAGGAACCCCTGCTCGTCCAGTCAATAACTTAGGAGATGCTTGTGTATTATCGGGTACTTTCGGGATAGATGATATACTTATACATTCTGTAACAGATACTCCATTCTCGATGAGTGGTGTTAGCGCACCTCATACCTATCATGGTAAATCGAGAGATGTTCTTTTAAATGTAGATGATGGTTCCTATGCAGCTTTACATAGATCTGTTTTTAACAACCTTACCTTGTCTGGTGATATGAAACTGGCTGAAACAGAATCTAATATTTGTCATATTGGTGATTTATCGAATGCCTATGGGTACTTCATGCAATGTGGATTAGAAGGGCATTTGCATGTAGGTATAAACGAGTATGTGTTCTTAATAGACTGTTATTCGAACATCGCCGGTAACTCTTCACCTTGTTTAGATCTAAACCCTAACGGTCCCTGTCAAGCTAGTGTGAGAAGATACTCTGGTGGTTTATTAATAAAGAACCTACAAGATCCAAGTGACATAGCAACTGTAGAGTACGTGGCTGGAAAGGCAACCCTGGATGAAACTAACACAGATGGTAATATATCCATCAGGGGTGCCGTTAAAGTAACTGATAACTCTAATGGTACAACTGTAGATCTTAGTGTTACTGTTGGACAACTCGTGGACATTTCAGGATTAATTGTCGACACTTCAGGATTAACTATTACTGTGGATGAGACAGCTATAGCAACTGCAGTAGATGCAACGCTAGATCCTAAACTAACAATAATTAATGATGGTATTAAAAAATCAAGTTTATTAATACCACACAACACAAATTTGGATTAAATCGTTTCTAAATCGGATATGAATTGATTTTTTGGTGTTTCTTTATTCCAAAATTTCAATTCTTTTTCTGATTGTTTAATTTCCTTAGCCAATTCCTTTACCATCTCATCAGTTAAACTCATAATATTAATACGAAGTAAACGATCAACATCATCAGCTAACGCAGTGGTTGTAGCAATGATTCGTGCACCTACTTGTTTCTTGGTTTTATTTTTAAACTCGATTTTATCGTCAAGTACCGCTTGTATAAATTCCATTTTAACTTTTAACCATCTCGACGCTTCAGTATATTCTTGTTGACGTAATTCGATGCGTTTCTGTAAAATTCCAATACGGTAATCACAGAAGTCTTTAATCAATTCACGAGAATCGTCATATTCGCGAAGTTTTCCGTGTTGGTCAATCACTGTAAGGTTTTCAACGAACGATTTAGACAATTTAAACTTTTGTACGATCTTAGCATCATTCCAATTAGCAGACGTTGCTTGCTTTAGTTTAACTTCAAATTTAAAACCAGTTTTATCACAAAGATCTTCATATCCGGCAATATCGTTGTCTTCTTCAAGTTTATCTAATACTTTAACATAGCCTTCACGATCATATCCGTATGGTACTTCAGTAATTTCCATTACAGTTTTACTTTTCTTATTAAAGGTACCATACACAATGTATTTGTTTTTATCTTCTAAATCGTTTTCAACCTTTCCACTAAACTCAGGGAATTTAACTTTAGGACGACGAGATATTTTATCGTTTTCGATATATTCAACACAACGACGTTTAAGATCAGCAGGATCACGTGGTAATATATTTGTAGCAAAACCAGTTGCGATACCTTTAGTGCCATTTGCTAATACCAAAGGAATAACCGGTAAATAGAATGCTGGTGGTTCGTGTTCAGGATCGCTATGCGCAGGGCATAATTCTAAATCTTTAATATATGTACTAAAGTTTTCGTGTAACCTTGTATAAACATAACGAGGTGCACCTGCTTCTTGAATAAGTCGAGTACCAAACGATCCACGACCTTCAATCAAACATAGATTATTATTCCATTCAGCGGCCATAAGTTGACCAGAACCTGCGGCCGATGCTTCACCGTGGTTATAACCGTAGTCTGATATAATACCAGATACTGCGGATACTTTTTTGAAATCTTTTTTAGAGTTGAGGATAGATGAGTAAACATAAAACCGTTGTACAGGTTTCATCCCATCTATCATATTAGGAATTGCTCGAGACTCAACGGTGTACATAGCAAACGATCGCCATTCATTATTAGCAACATGACTAATAGGGTAATCATTCTTTTGTACTGTATCGTCAGAAGCAAATTCTGTTAAATCAAGCATACATAAATTCCTTTCTCAATTGGCTATCTTTGCCAAACATCATTTTAAAATATTGCGCATCGTCTACAGTTACTACATCATAGACCGGATTGTTTATTATAACATCATATTCCTCTTCTGTCAAGGAACCTAAGCCTTTTATGTATCTATGTTTCCAGCTTGTAGAACTCGTTTTGAAGGAACTTGCGTCTTCGTATGTATAGAACCATTTGGTTTCTTTGCCCTTTGTAGAAATCATTATAGGGGTTCTTGTAATTTTAACCTTACGTTCGTGTAATAATCGAGGCCAAAATTTATAAAAGAACGCAATTAATAACGGACTGATATGACCAATACCATCGTGATCGGCGTCGGTTAGAGTTGCGATTGAACCATAGTTCATATTATCAACACTATCAGGATTATTAATATCTAAACCCAATACAGCA